TCAAGCTTGGACCAGGAAAGCTATCGAGCACCATCTTCCAGCGCGCCGTCACAATCTGACGGCCCGTGATCGTCTCCGCTGCCTGCCTCGCCGCCGTGATGAGCGCCGAGATCAGCGCATCGTCATCCGTGAAATCCACTCGCAGATGGAGCTTGGCGTCCGTGAGAGACACCGGCTCCTCTGCAGGCGGGCTGACAAGTTGCAGTGGCATGGCGATCAGGCTGCGTCAGCGTTGGCTGCCACTGGCTTGGTTTCCTGGGCAGTTGTGGGAGCGCTTTGATTTTTCACAGCGGAAGCCTTAGGGGTATCCACTTCTTCCGCGAAGCCAGCAGCAACTTGACCGAGAGTCTCGTCGTCCGACGGGTAGATGCCACCCTTGGCGTACTTCACGAAACTGTTACCAGAGCCATCGACCGAGAAGAAGTCGGCCAGGAATCGAATCGATTTCATGACTGCTCTCCTCAGATGATTTGCGCCACGGCTGCCTGGTTAAAGGCGTCCGCAGTGGCATAGCGTGGATTAACACCGAGCACCTGGGCGCCGGCCAGGCTTGCCGCCACACCCACAGTGATCGACAGGCGCACGAAGCCGAAGCCGTTAACTGTGTCGAGCTCCTCGGGCTTGACGTTGATGAGGATTTGCTTGGCCGAGCCGCCACCCGCTTGGGTCAGCTGGGTGATGGCTTTACCCGTGATGTCCTTGGCACTGGTACCGGAACTATCGAGCGCTTGCTGCAACTTGGCGTCAAGCGTTGCTGACGTGCCCAGCGCACCGGTTTCGATGCTGGCCACGAGAGCATGGAAGTTGGCCACCGAAAGCCAGCCGGTGGTGACGGTACCCACCGCCAGGCTGGCGGGGTCAATGGTGGCGAGGACGGCAAACAGTTCGCTGCCTTTTGCATTGGGAAACATGAGGTTCTCCTTGAGAGTTGAGTTGATTCGCAGTGATCAGCGTGCGCCCAGCTGGATATAGGGCGACATCGTGGTGGCACCCTTGGCCGGGGAAATCGGCGCGGCGATCTTGGATTGGCCATCCATTCGGAAGGTGGTCCGGAAAGCGGTCAGATCAGCATCGAAGTACAGGTGCATGGACGTGGCGGTCTGCATGCCACCTGCCTTGGTGATAGTCTGGTAGTACGACAGGTCCACCAAGATGACGTCGCCTTGTGACGAGAAGGTGTTTGCATGCTGGGAGACAAACACCGGGCGGCCCAGCAGCGTGCCGTAGGGCGAAACCTGAATGCCACCCACCGGCAGGCCCGTGGGCAGGTAGATCGGGTAGTTGCCCAGGGACAAGGTGAAGAGCGCCGGCAGGACGTCGTTGTTGACGATCCACACCGAGTTCGCAAAGGACCCACTGGGCAAGCGCGAGATCATCTTGGCCAAGTTCTGCGGCAGCAGCGTCTGAGCCGCTTGGCCTGATTCCTTGGCAACCGTCACAGTGGCACCTGCAGACAGGGCCCCAACAGGCACCCCGTTACCAGCACCAAACAAAATCGACTCGTTGGTCTTCCAGCGGATCGACAGAGCCACCTTCTGCGGCAAGTAGCTGGTCAGCGCGTTTGCGTCGTCCAGCAACTCATCGGTGGTGGGCACCAGCGCCATGAGCTTTTTCAAGCGCAGCGTGGCCAAACCTAGGACAGGCTTGGTGGCAATTGCAGATGCCGCCTCGCCCTGCCAGTAGGCACGAATGCCGTTGGTGCCCCAAGGCGTGGTCTCGTCCTTGGGGAAGGCCATGCTGTTGCCGCTGATCTCGACGTTGTCGGTCATGGGCAGCAAGGAGTCTTCGCCCAGGGACAACTTGAAGATCTCTTGCGAGAACTGGGGCGGTACGAGGAAACCACCATCCTGACCGGCAGCTTCGTTGCTGAAGGAGCCTGGGGCAGCAGCGCTGCGGCCACCACCGATCATCAGGCGATCATCGACGCCATTGCCGGGCTTCTCGGCCTGGAACACCGCCTGCATGAATTCGCCCATGGTTTTGAATCCATGTTGAGGGTCGGCCGAACGGTTATCCGTCACGGTGATGATGCCGCTAGACGGAGTGGCGACGGTCATGGCCATCTGTGCTTCTTCCGCAATCAGTGCAGCCTCTCGATCGATGGAGGAACTTGCTGCATCGATACGAGCTTTAAGGGCGTCGAAGGCTGTGACCTCTTCGTCGTTCATGTCACGGTTTTCAGAAGCTGCACGGTCAGTCAGTGCGCGGGCTTCCTTGATCAGGCCGGCCTTGCGAGCCTGCAGTTCTCGGAGTTGTTTACTCATTTGGGTTCTCCAGAAATGAAAAAACCGCCCTACACCTCAGGGTGTGGCGGCTGGATGGAAAAAAACGGATTACGACCGACGGGTCGTGAAAGAACCTGGAACGGCTCGACGGAGCCGTACCGGGATGGGTTACAGCAGAGCCAGGGAATCCCTCGCCTGCTTCAGACGGGATGCGCCAGGTCGGACTTGCTGTTTGGCATCACGTCGCATCTTTTTGAGGACATCGTCAAAGGTGGCGATGCCATCGACCATGTTTTGCGCCAGAGCGTCGTCAGCGCCCAGCACACGGCCCTGGCCCATGCCGTCCCGCACCTGCGCAATCGGCACTCCCCGGCCACGGGCCACCGCCTTAGTGAAAGCGGCGTAGTAGTCATCGACGCGCGACTGCATGAAAGACTGCGCCTCATCATCGAGCGGGCTGTAGGGGTTGCCTTCAACCTTGAATTTGCCGGCCGAGATCAGGGTGGTTTTGACACCCGATTCTTCGAGCGCCTTACTGTAGTCCTGGTGCGCCTGCCAGACGCCGATGGAACCCACTTCACCTCCAGGGGTGACATAGAACTCGGACGCTGAGCATCCGATCCAGTAGGCAGCTGACGCCGCCAACGAATTGGCCACCGCGATCACAGGTTTCTGGGCACGCGCGCTCTGGATTTCATCTGCCAGTTCTGCAACGCCATACACACTGCCGCCAGGACTGTCGATGTCGATCAGGATCTGGCCCACCGTGTCGTCGGCCATCAACTGGCGCAACGCAGATGAAAAATGCTGGGTGCTGGTACTGCCAGGACCCGAAACATCTTCAACCATGTTCCCACGCTGAGTCACCACTCCGTAGAGCGGTAGCACGGCAATGCCACCGGCAGACTGGGCCGAAGCGGTTTGGCGTCGTGTTTCACGGATCACTCGGTCTGCTTGCACCCGGATCATGTTGTCGGCTTCGGCCGGAATACCTGCCGACCAGCGCATGACGACTGACGCCAAGGCATGGAGTCGTTCGGGCATGAGTGCCCAGGGGGTCGCCAGAAACTCGGCGACCAGTAATTGATGGTTCATGGATTCATCCCTAATTGGGTCAGTGATTTGCACAGGTCGGCTTGCGCCAACTCCTGCCCGTTTTGTTCTGTGGCCCAGCGCTCAGCTGATGCCATCGGTACGGCCAATGCCTCTGCGATCAAGGCAATGTCCTTTTGATCAATCACGCCAGATCGGCTGATGCGCCTGGCCCAGCGTTCAGCGGCCGATGCCACTACCGAATGCAACCGGACCTTGGCCTGATCGTCCTGAGGGTCTGTGGAGGTCTCGTTGATTGCTGCCGGATCGTCGCTCAAATCAAGGTCCTGGGCGTCACTTTCCTCGACCATGTTCAGTGGTCGAAGGGGTTCGTCGAGTCCTTCGATCGGGTTGAGGTTTTCCGCAATGCGGGCCTCATTGCGGGTGAGCCATCCGTTTTGAATACCGCTCTGGTAGTAAGCCGAGCGGCTGGCTGCGTCACCGCGCATGAGGTTCGAAAAATCAAACTCGATTTCCAGGTCATCCCCATCGAGCAACAACTCCGACTCAATGGATGCTTCCCACCGCTCGGCCCAGGGCGTCATGGTGTGCATCACAAACTCCAGGCTCTGCTGCTCAATGTTCGAGAACGTGGCACGGTCTAGGTCGGCAATCATGTGGGGCGGCACCCGAAAGAGTCGCGCAATGTCTGTGATCTGAAACTTGCGCAGCTCGAGGAACTGGGCGTCCTTGTTGGTCACCCCGACCTCGTGAAACTTCATGCCGTTCTCCAGCACGAGAACCTTGCCCCGGTTGGATCCAGACTGCGCCTGCTGATAGGACTCACGGAAAACCTTCTTAGCCTCCGCGTCCTTGAATGAGCCAGGAAACTCGATCCAGCCGCCGGTGGGCTTGGCATCGTTGGCGAAAAACCGGGCACCGTAGTCCTGGGCGGCCAGCGCCATACCTAGGCTTTCCCGAGCGAGCTCAATTGGGCTCATTCCCATTAGACCGTCCGAGGACAAACCTCGCAAATGCCACACCGCACCACGCGGCAAGATCATCTCCGTTCCCGCACGGTCGGTCACGCGGTAGCGATACTCTCCCGTCGTAAGCACCTCGACCTTGACTCGGTCAGGGTGGATAGGAATGAGTTCTACGATCTCGCCACGTGGATTGGTGATGATCTGGTTGTAGGCATTGCCGCGCAGAGCCAAATGGCCCTGCAGCATTTCGCGCCACTCGAAGGGATTCTGGTACCGGTTGGGCCGGCGGCACAGCAGGTTGTGCAACCAGTGGTCGGTCACCCGGTCCTTGCCGCCGTCTGCCCGATTGCGGTACAGAACCAGGGGCAGCGATGCCATGGTCTCCGACAGGATGCGCACGCATGCATACACCGCCGACAAACGCAGGGAGCCATCAGGTGAGACTCGAATGCCGCTACTGGAGCGAATAGACACTGGCTCGAACCAGAAGTCCCCCCAAGGGGAGCGATCGTCACTGGAAGCTCGAAAACGATCGAAGAAACTAAGAATTCCCATTGGCTCAGAGCAGCATCAGTTCATAGTCGGCTCCCAGCACTACCGAGTCACCCGGTTTAATCGCGCGCGCGAGCGCCATGATCAGTGCAACGATGCCGTCAATCTTGTTTTCTGCCCGCTCCTTGCGTGGATAAATGTTGTCTTTGGCATCCAGGTGGGCCACCACGTTGCTGGCCATCCAGCCAAGTACAGGGTCGCCGTCATGGGCCAGCTTTTTCTGAAGCACCAGGGCTTCAAGCGTCTTCATCGGCTCGCTGAAATTCAGTACCGTGGGACGCACTTCGATCATGGGCAGCCCCTCGGCCAGCATCCGAGTCGACAACTGAGTCGCCTGAAACGGGTCAAAGGCCACCGCCTGCACGGAAAATCGTGAGGTCAGATCCATGAGATCTGCCTCGATCCAACCAAAATCGATCACGTTGCCTGGCGTCACCGTCAGGCGACCAGTGCGCATCCAGCCCGAGTACTGGCTGTTGCCAGCGGCATTCACTGTGTCTTCCGGTAGGTAGTACTTGCCAAAGACGGCATATGCATCCGCAATCTCCGGGTGCTGAAAAACCAGCACCAGCGCCGCGATGTCAGTTTTGCTGGCAAGGTCTAGGCCTATCCAGCAGGGTTGGCCAATGAAGGCATCAATGTCCAGGCCCGAGTCAGCACAGGCATCCCAAGCCCGCATGTCCATCCAGGCCGTGTCCGCATTGACCCACTCGTTGAGGTGCTTGGTTTTGAAGTTGTTGACCGCACTGGGCAACTGCATGGCCTTGGCCTGTAGTGGCCCCAGCACTTCCGAACGTACCGAGATACCCCAATTGGGATTGGCCTTGATCAGAGCGTTTTCAGAGGTCCAGTCATCACCATCGTCCAGGCCGTAAATGATCCCGAACTGCGAGTCGTCCTCGAACACGCCATCGAGCAATTTGGATACGAAGGTCCGCACCTCGTAGCAGATGCCAGAGCGGTTGCTGCCCGCAGTGGTGATCACCCACAAAAGTGAGTTGTCTCGCTTGCCTGTACCAGTCTCAACCACGTCGTAGACGGTGCGGGTTTTGTGGGCGTGGAGTTCGTCCACACATCCAAAGTGAATGTTCAGGCCGTCCAGCGTTGAGCCTTCTGCCGACAGCGCCTCGAACTTAGATCCCGAGGACAGTACATTCATGTTGTGCGCGCCGACGTTGACTGAGAACCGACTCCGAAATCCCGGGCTGCGCCGAGCCATGGTCTGGGCATCACCAAAGACAATGCGTGCCTGGTCACGGGTCGTGGCCAACGAGTACACCTCAGCGCCGCCTTCACGATCGGCCGCCAGCATGTACAACGCCACTGCCGACGACAGAGTCGATTTGGCATTACCCCGTGGCACCTCAATGTACGAGCGCCTAAAGCGCCGCTTGCCATCGTCCTTTACCCAGCCGAACACCGTAGAGAGGATGAACACCTGCCAAGGCTCCAGACTGATCGGTTCACCCGCCAGTGGCCCCTTCACATGGGGCAGGCGTTCAATGAACGCACAGAGGTTGTCGGCAGGATGAAACCCACGACCGTCCCTATCGGTCAGCTTCGGGTTGAAGTGGTATGGACTGGACTTGCCTTTGAAGCGCGTCAGATCGTTGAGTTGCCGCTGGCAAGCCAGTTGCACCCAACGACAGGCCAGGATTTCACCGGCTACCACTTGTTCGGCATAGCGCTTGGCCATGGCCGCATAGTTTGTCACTGACATTGCCGCTTACCCCG